AGCGCGATGAGCTTCCCATTGCTTTGTCTCATTAACAAGGCGGTAGTTGACCTTTCACTCGCGGACCTTCTAGAAAACAAAAAAATTGGGTGGGCAGAGTTCACCCAGCATCGCTGCCTCATCAATGGCGATGATCTTCTCCTGAGAGAACCTAACCAAGGGTCTGATCACCTGAAACAGGCCGTCATACGCAATGGCGGAGAAGTAGGGTTGATTGTCAATGAGGACAAGAGTGGCGTTTCTGCAACCCATGCAGAAATTAATTCCACCATGTTCGAAAGCTCACGGGGACGGATGGAGAAGGTAAAGAAAACAAATGGAAACTCACTCTATATGTCACCCGATGTTAATGATGTCCTCGGTATTGCTTACGAGGGCACCACAACTATGAAGGGTTTCATACAGGTGGTACGTGCAAATGTGGGGCTTTTAGCCCGACAGGAAGATAAGCTTCTCTGGAAGTTACCCTTCCCGTATCAAGCCGCAGCGCGTAAAAGCAAAAAGATAAAGAAAGCGCTGCTTGTGAGCCCACCTACCTCAGAGGACCAAAAATGGAATCTGTTCCCGGTCGTCTCAGCTCCAGAGGGCTTTGAGATGGACCATGAAGAAACCAAGGAGGTTCTACTCGCAGAGGTAGAGAGAGTCCGAGAAAATGCGATCGAACTTCAGAAGGCAAAAGCTATGAAATCCTTCTGCCAGCGGAAGGGAGTTACCGACTATTGGAACCAATTTACTTTTGGCCCGGTCGTAAAAGAAAAACCAACTCCCCACGGAAGAAGCTGGAGGTCGCTCATAAAAAAGAAAAAGGGCCCTGACGAGGAAAAAGTCCTCCGATGCCTCGCAGAGGCCTACCTAACAAAGAAGAAAAAGAGGCTGGTGGAAGAGGAGACCGAGACAGTCTCCGCCGCGGGTGTTTTCGATTTGTTTCACGACATTTCGTTATATCCCAGTACAATTCAATTTATTACTGAATCCATCAGGGCAGATATGCCAAAATCTCGTCTGGAGCGAAAATCCCCCCAAGCAACGGAAATGGAGTGGTCTCACACCTTACATAAGGAAAGTGAGCTGCGCCTAGTCCAGGTACAAGCCAGTAACCTGGAGTGGAACGCACGATTTTTGAGTTTTTCGGAACAAAATGAAATTACCACAAAAATGAAATTGCTTTTGACAAAGCTTAGG